CGGTCGGGGAAAACGTGGCGCCATGTCACACCCTGACCCGCTGGGCGAAGTCCCCGGCCTTGATCACATACCAGAGACAGGTGTGGTCAGGACTCGTTTCAAAATCACCACCAACGATGCCGTGGGTGTGCCAGCCGTTGTTATTTGTGGCTCCAGCATTACCAACAGTGGAGCCGCCGCAGGTGCCGCGATCCCAGCAGTTGTGATCGGGGGCATAACCGCCCCAGTGGTTGTGCTCGCCGCTGTTGGTGGTGCTCAGTCCAGCGCGAGGCATCCCGGTGGTCCAGTTGCGGCGGGTGCCGATGGTGTGGCCTGTACCTGCACCACGGACGAACTGCCCGACGAGGTTCGGCAGGGTGGTGCTGCCCAGCACCTGCGCCAGCTCGGGGTAGACGCCAGCAGAGAAGGTGGTGCCATCGCAGATCAGCCAGCCCGGCGGTGGGTTTGCCACGGGCCAGATCTGGATGCAGCCGATCGGGACACCCACGTTGACGACGGGTAGACCGCTGTTGAGGTCCATCGCATCGCCGCCGCCAGCGCCGCCCAGGGGCAGCCACTGGTTGTTGGCGTTGTCCCAGTAGTAGAGGGCGCCACCGCCGCCTGCCATGGCGGACTGGAGCACGAAGTAGATCTCGCCTGCTGGTGCGGTAGCGGGCAGGTCGCTGTCGATGCTGACCCAGCGCACACCGCCTGCCAGGTTCACCTTCGCCCACGGTGCGCCTGCGGTGCCTGGTGCAGGGTCTGCTGCCACGACGGGACCAGTAGCCCGCCAGATCGCTTCATCGTGAACGACAAGGCTGCCGACCTCCCAGCCGCCTGCTGCCCATGGCTGCAGACCGTAGAGGTTGTCGCCGCGTGACTTGGCGAGCAGGTCACCGCCAACGTGGCTCCAGCGCAGGTCAGGGTTGGCGGCATCACCGCTGCGGTTCGAGACCTGCAGCCAGTCACCTGGGTTCAGGATCGTGCCAGGCAAGTCTCTGCCAACGCCCGAAGGATCGGTGGCTTGGATGACGTAAGCGGGCGAACCTTGCCAGGTCCAGTAGTGCGCGATCTTGTCGATCTGGGTGTTTAGCGCCAGATCAGGCAGACCGCTCAGCTCCAGCACGTTGGGCGTACCGCCGCCAACCTCCTGCACCGTGCCCTCAAACAGCGACAGTGCCGCGATCCACGCGCGCACATCCACTTCGCTGTAGAGCTTGTGCCACTGGCCGCTGGCCCAGACCTTCAGCTCTTTGCCCTGCTGCTGGATCGTGGTCTGGAAGTCGCCCAGCTGCAGGTCGGTGGCCTGATCGGCGTCAGACGCCAGGCTCTTGATCCAGTTCTGGATGTTCAGGAACCGCCAGTTGCCAGGGGTGACACCGACTGCAGCGGCGCCCTGATGTTGGAAGTCGCCGTTAGCAGGGATTGCTGCCCAGCCGTTGGTGCCTAAGCGTGGGTCGCCCAGGTACAACAGCCACTGCCCAGGTGGCAGCACCAGACCAGGCATCCCGACGTTGACGCCGATGTACTGCGGACCGCTGTTGATGATGTAGTCACCAGCCGAGACGGTTACATCCCCGCGATTCCACTCACCGAGGAAGTCGTTGAAGTCCTGCGCCAGGGCGAAGTCATCCTCCTGCCGCACGGGGAAGACCCCGCCAGGTGGGAGAGCAGGGCGAGCTGGACCCTGTAGCTGCGCGTCCCAGACGGCGATGCGCCCCAGCGGGCTACCAGCGAAGTCGAGGCGGACGGCATACGCCTCACCGCTGACGATGTTGCTGGTATTGGGGTCAGGCAGGAAGCCGATCCGCCCGTCCCAGCGGATGAAGGAGTTGTGCGTCCAGAAGAAGTCGCTGTTAACGACTTGCTTGTTGCCGCTGGGGTTGTCCCATTGTGCGGGCGGGTCGCAGTTCTCGAAGTTGATGCCTTTGTGGTGGTTAGCATCAAATCCGCGACGGGCAACGAACGGGCCAGAGATGCCACCGCCAGCAATGGGAACGTGGTTGCGCAGGTCTGCGTTGGTCAGGGTGACACCCTGCGTCATCGGCACCGCAGGCACCGTCGCCACAGTTGGTGCGCCGAAGGGGATCGCTTGCACGATGACAGCGCAGGTCGGAGCGTGCGCATCTACCGGCTTCGGTGGGTTATTGATCTCGTAATCCCTTGAGGCGCTAAACAGGAAGTGCTTGCGCAACCTCTGGACGTTCGGATCAAACGTGTCGTCCCACACGTCGAAATTGAGCGTCTTGTAATACTCAATCCCGTCGGGGATGGTGATCGTCGCCGAGAAGGTGTTGGGGTCTTCCTTGACCGTGACGTGGTAGCTGCTGGAGCCAACGTCCTTCGCATGGACGGGTAGCCCCTGGCAGCCAACGATCGTGATCTCGCCGGGCCTCACCTTGCCTGCGACGATCTTGCCGTTGAAGGTCGGGTTGATGACCGAGATAAAGGCGTCCGCAATCGCGTCAGCAAGAACAGCGGTCATCCATCACCCCCGGCAAGGCCGGACCCGAGCATCAAGTCAGTTTAGGTGGCTCACAATTTCGACACTCGACCCCGAACCGAGTCCCAACTGACGCTGCTACGCACGTTCAGTTGCAGCTGAGTACCCACCACCTGGGCGTCAAACTCGACCGTGTAGGGCAGCGTCTGTGGCTGCGCAGACTCCCAGGCCACCGTCAGGTTGCCCAGCGTGTTAGCCCGGTAGGCAATCACTTTGCAGGTGTACACCTCGTTGCCGCCGCTGCGGCTGAAGTACAGCGTGACCTCCATGAGGTCGCCGTCCGCATCAAGCGCAATGGCGTTCCAAGTGTTTGCGCCGAGGGGCAGGCCATTACTCAGGATCGGCTCAAGTCCGCCTCCACCTGCGGCAGGTGGTATGGAGACGCCCGCTGATGGGGCCCCCATCCCGAAGAACCGGGTGCCACTGGAACCGCCGCCACCGTTGAAGCGGCGAATTGCCTGATCCAGGTTCTGCTTGGTGGCCAGCAGGTCTTGGCCCGGACCCCAGCCAACTCCGCTCTTGGGGCCGTAGATCCGCCAGTTGGCGTGGTCGATTGCGTAGTCGCCTTCCTCGCCTACAGCACCATCGGGTGCGCCGGTGAAGGAATGGATGGTGCGTCCATCAGCTCCTGCAGGGCCAGGAACACCAGGGCGGCCAGGAGCGCCCTGAGGACCAGACGGCCCAACGACCCTGCCCGCATTGATCACCTCACCGTCGGTGAGCATCAAAGCCAACGAGCCGTCCTTGAGCACCTGCGCGAACGACACCCCGACGCCATTGGCGCCGTCGTTGCCGTTCATCCCGTCGCGCCCGTCCAGACCGTCGGCGCCGGGGCTGCCCATCTCGCCGGGCTCGCCCTTCGGACCAGTGTCCCCCTTCGGACCCTGCGGGCCAATACGACCCTCGGGCAGCGCTATCCGAAAAACGCGGTCGTCGGTCGTGACCAGCGTGAACCCCTCGGGATCCACTTGCCGGATGTCTCGGATGCCTCCGCCTTGGACTTCTTGGAGGTCAGCCATTCGTTTCGGACTCCTTGGCGATACGCCGCTTCTTGGTTTCGGGAGGTGGCGTCAGCATTGCGGCCTGATGCGGGCTCTCCGGCTGCGGTTTTGGTGTCCAAGGCCCAGGTACCCAGCAGCCCATACCGTAGTTACGTCTCCATCCAATCTACGCAAGTTCCAAGGGCAAAACTCTGCACCTGCACCGAGGGTGCAAAGGGGGCAGACCGTCAAAGTCATCTCGACTTTCCTCCTCCTGCCCGTCTCTGGGGCTGCACACTGGACACGTCCTCTCGTCGAGGATGGCGCTCCACACCCACACCTTCACGTCCTCCTCGTCCCACACCTGACGCTCCGATTGCGTAGCGACGGTCCAGATGGCCTGGGCGATGGTGGCTTCCACTCGGTTGCGGATGGCGTTGAGCACCGTGCCACGGCGGATCGTCAACATCGGCCTGCCGCGATTCACCACCTCCGGCACGATCTGGTTGACGATCTCATCGGTGGGCAGGCCCTCCATCAGACCGCGCTCCACCGTGCGATCCACCAGCTTGAGGATCGCCTTCATGAATTGGCTGGGGCTGCGCCGCTGGAAATACTCCCGCAGCGAATAACCCCCAAACACCTTTACAAGCTGTAACAGCTCTCCGGCGGTGAAGAAGCTGTAGGTGCTGCCGTCGCCGTTGAGGTGGTCGTGCGCCATGCCCAGCGTCGTGTACTGCAGGCGCTCCAGCTCCTGGCCCAACAGGTCGCGGAACGTGTCGTTGAAGGCAACGAGGGCGTCCTCCAGCAGCGGCTTGATGTTCTGGTAAGCCAGGCGGCGCGACAGCCCCTCGTCGGGGACGCTCAAGCGGATCAGGTCGCGGATCCGCACCACAGATGCCACCAGCAGCGGGCGCAGCTGGGCGAATACGTCCCGCTCGATCGACCGCAGCTCACGGTCGATCCGACGCAGGTAAGCCTCGTTGTTCACTTGGACTTGTGCTTACCGGGCCGCAGCGGCGTTGGCAGCGTGTTGCTGCCCGTCTGGCTTCCCTTGCTTGCCTTGCCGCTGGCCACCCCGCCTTGCTTCGCACCCACGCTGGTGGATTGGCTGCCTGGTGCCGGGGTAGGTGCGTTGGCCGCGGCGACCTCCGCCAGGGCGTCGGCCTTTTCGACTTCGCGGGCGAGCTGCTCGTCGAGGTAGTCCTGCGCCTTGGTGATGACCTCCTGGATGTCGATGTAGCTGGGCAGGAC